TATGAGATTGTCTTAAAGTATTTAATGTTGGATAACTTCCACTAAGTTCAAAACGAGGATCACCAATATAGTTGTCAATTTCAAAATTAGAAATGACAGAAGAAATAGACGATGATAAAACATTATCTATTTCATTTTGAGGTGAGAATGAAATATCAATCTTATGATAATCTGTTGATCTAGCTGATGTGATATTAGTTGATTCTTCTTCGAGACGTACATAAGGAGATAAAACACTTCCTGTAATTTGTGTAGTAACGACTCTGATTTTATCGCTGTTACTATCTAATAGTGTGTTTTGTTTTGTATTACCCCCATATTCTTTAATAGGTAAAATACTACCTGTAATACCAAATATAGTAATTAAATGATCTAACCCTTTATTACTACCTTTTGATTTAAATAGTAAAGGAATATTATGGTATATTCTTTTATATACTTCGGCTACTAAATCTTTTTTAGGAATATTATCTAAATCTCCAATACTACCACTATTAGCTCCTAATAAAGCTAAATCTAAGTCTACATCAGCTTTATTGTTATATAGATGAACTCCTAATGATTGTAAGGCATGAAATACAATATCTTTAGATATACCTTCTTCAAGATTGTTATCATTTTTGTATAAGTCCGTTATTGATTTTAAATAAATCCATATGTTATCAAAATACTGACCCATCATATTAACAAATGTTAAGTATGGAGAATTTTCTGGGTCTTCAAGAAGATAGCTAGGAATTAATTGTATTAAGTGGTCTTGATTATCTAAATCAAAATCTTGTGCTGCTACTATTCTACCATTATACCAATTAGTAACAACAGATGATGTTACAGATGCTGGTATAAAAGGTTTAGTACTTGTAGTTTTTGGATAAGCATATGAGCTTGATTCAAAATACATATATTTTTCATATCCATCAAAACCAGTAATAATTGAATTAATACTTGATGAATAATAAGCTAATTCGGTTGCTTTATTAGATAAATTGCTAGAATTTATAATTGATGAAGTAGCTTCATATTTTTGAATTGTAGTAACTTTACTTACAAAGTTTGAAATTCTACTTTCAGCTGAACTAAGTCTAATAAAATCATTAAAGTCTGTATAATCTATATTAATATCAACAGATCCTTCTAAATATTGGTTAATAAAACCAGAATTAGAACCTGTTAATTGATTAATTAAACTATTATAATTGTGATAAGGTGTACTTATGTTATTAAAATCAACTTTAACACTAAAATTAGGTCCTTTAACAGTTGGTGCTTCGTCTAATATTAATAATTTATCTAAATTAATAGTAAAAGTATAGCTATCAATAATTTCATCTACAATCCAAAAAGTATCCTTTATAGAAATACTTTCCGAGAGTGGTTTATAAAATTTAATTAGAATATAATACGTGTCCTCTGTTGTATCTAAATCAACATTGATAATAACAGGTGTATTGTTTCTACTAAAGTTTGCTAAATAATATTTTAAATAAGGAGTATTATTAATTTCATTAATTAAAACATCTGTTTGTTCCTTTATTAAATCGTTATTTAAAAAAATAGAACCAACTTTAATTTCTGTTCTATCATCAGATATTTCTTTAACAAAAAGAGGTGAAACAGGAGTTCCTATTTTATTTCTAAAAAAATTATATATTACTTGAAACTCACCATTATTATATTGTTTCTTTAAATCTTCTACAGGATCTATTTCTAAAGAAGAATAAGTACCATCTAAATTTAAAGCGACATCTGAAGGAGATTTATATGATAAGTATGAATAATTTTGAGATAAAATTTTACCTAGAGCATCAGTAATATGATATTCTACATAATCATTTTTTGATCCAAAGTTATTTGCAATCACGTTTTGGCCTAGTAAAGCAATATCTTTCCCATCAAATCTGTTTGATTGAGTAGTGCTATTAATATTTCCTATGATCCTTATTTCAGCCATTATTTTTTATTATTTGTGTAATCTGTAATAATTGTTTTTGCTTCTAAAAGTTGTTGTCTTAAAGAAGTAATTTCATTAAGTAGAGCTTGTATATCTACATCGTCTGCTAATTGAACTCCTAAATATTCTGCTTCTTTATTTAAAATATATCTATGAGATTCAACTTCATCTTCTTTAGGAATTTGATAAAATAATTCCTCATACAATTGAAAAAAATCTTCAATAGTAAAATCAGGAGTTTCATTAATTCTAGAAAAAAAACTAAAATTTGTATCTAATACACTTTCATTTCTTCCTAAAATAGTTTTATCAACTTTTATGTTAGTCATTATCTAATTACTTTAAAAATATAATCTTCATCAAATACAATAGTTGAACCATCAATTACTGATTTAATCAAAATCTTATAGAACCTTTCAGGTTGTAACCCATTCATATGAACTGTAAAGAAACTTGAAGTAGGATCAGCACTAATTTTAGTATAAGTAGTGTCAAAATCAACTATCCATTCATCTGTATCTAAATCTTTAATAGCCCAATATGATGAACTAGGTAATAATTTAGACCCGGTTACGTATAATTGGTTTGTATTAAATGTTCTTGGTGGGTATTGATCTCTAACTCCTAATCTAAATTTATTAACCGAATCTTGTTGAAATTCAGATTTATTATTCTTTAAGGAAACAACAGCTTTATGATTATTAGTTACAGTTAAACTACCAGTAACGAATGTACTATCATTCCATCTAATCTCCAAACAAGGAGGATAAATGGTGTGAGTATCTGATGAGAAATACTTTAATTCAAATGGTGAACTCCCAGTTGAGAATTCTATGCTGCTTGAATGTTTTAAAATAAATCCTTCATTTTGTATTTTTACTGCAGCAAATGGGTTTGTTTCGTAAGCATGAAACGCAGCTACAGTTGATGTAACATCTATTTCAATGTCTTTTTCATCATTATTAGTAAATGATTGAGAAGATGATGGGGTTGTATGCCAATCACCACCTCCACTCACCCAAGTATTTGTTAAAGTTTTATTACTCCAACTTACACCATCTGTTGTAACTGGAGAATTTGCTAAACGGCCTGTACCAACACTCCAAGATGCTGAAATAGGATGACACATTATTCTATAATCTACTGGAATTTCAGAAGCATTTGCTAAATATAATTTTAGATATGCTTTGTAACTACTCCCGGATACTTTATTTGAAATAGTATCGATTATTTCGCTTGTTGAAAATTTAATAAGAGCTCTAGAAGATTCTCTTGTGCTTTGAAGTGCACTTTCAAATGTGCTGATTTCTAGAATCTCGTCTATTCCTGTATTAACTGCAGGGTAGTATGAGAAAATTGTTGCGTCCTTTTCAGGAAATAGTTTATATATGGCCATGTAAAAGAGTTTCCCATGATATTCTTTAAAGTGTTTAATTCTATCTGCTAATCCAATTGTACCACCATTAACACGTTTAGTGATTTGTGTAACAACGGCATCCGTTGCTCCACCATCTGCTAATTTATGTAAACCGTTTTTACTAAAGAACCATGCAGCTGATAATAAAGCGTATTTGCTTGCTACAACTGTTGGGTCTGCTGTTAGATCTTCATTGATAGATTTACCAAATGCAGTATAGTTATCTTTACCAGTTAATTGAATATAACCACGACCACAGAATTTAGCACCATCACCAGATGCTTCAGGACCATTACCCATTCTATTGCCATAAACTTTATTAGCAATTTTTTCAGGTTTTCTAGCATATGCTGCTGCTGATGCTTCTGTTGGAAAATATTTTTTAAATGTGCCTGTTAAGCCTTTAGCGCTATAATTTAAGTTTTCTTTTGTTAAACGAAAACCGCCTGATTCATGACCACATTGAGCTAAGAAATGAGCTAAACGTAGTGGAGTATTGATTTGGAATTTTTCCATAACTCCTGGTATTTGAGCAATAACTGTTTCAGGAATGTGTCCTTTTAATTTTTCTAAGTTCATATTTTATTTAATTTATAAAGTTACAATTCTTCCTTGTATATCTACATCAGGAAATCTAATTTCAAATATAGATGGATCTAATGACGGATATAATATATTATTTCTAATAGCACCACTAATGTCATAACTATATGGAGAATAATTACCTCCAGATTTATTTACAATTTCAACCTTAGATATTGATTGAACTCCTTTAACTTGTAATAAAGTTGAATTTACATCAGATATAACTAATGGTTTATTTATTTGCATATTTTCAATGCTAAATTTATCTTTTAACGCTTTTATACAATTACTTAATACTTCTTTGTTATTAAATGTTGGTAAAACAGAAATATCAAAATTAATACCTATGTTAAGATAATAAGCATTTTTAATATTAATAGCATCAGTGGCCATTCTATATTGTGATAAATAATTTTTAATATTATTCTTTAATACAGAAGATGGCATAACTAATTGTTTACTAGCGTTGTATCCCAAAGTGTATAAACTAATAGATAGTGGGTTATTATCTAATAAACGATCATTTCCTGAATTCTGAGATAGAGCAAAATCATTAATAGCATATACTTTAGCTACGGAACCAAAATGACTAGGCATGCTAAGTACTCTATTAATATAATCTTCTTTAGTTACTACTCTATTTTGAGAAGAGAATGAATAAAGAGTATTTTGTCTAATTTCTTCAACAGTATCTTCATCTCTACCACCAACCGCAGGTTCAGGATTAGTTATAATCATACTATTAAAAATATCAGTATTTTGTGGAGATGTTACATTACCATTAAAAGTAATATCAGCTAAATTAAACTTTCTATTTACGATTTCATTAGATGAAATATTAGAAGCAACACCACCACCCACAAGATATTTTATAGTTAAAACACCGGTTGGTGCCAACCCATATTCTCTAGTAGTTACTACGGTTGCTTTATTAAAAGTTGGATCGTATACGTTAGCATCTATACCAATACTTAAATTATTTGGATTAGGTAATATAGAAGAATCTGAAGATGAGTTAATACCTGCTCCAAATTGTAATTCTAAATCACCATTTTCTTTAAATCTAGTAACAAATCTTTTAGGTGATTCTATATAACTTAATAAATACGGAATAGAGTCTGTATTATAAGTTGGATTTGTTGCTCTTTGTGGGATACCTTGTTGCGCTAAATATGGTACTTCATACCAAATGCCATTTGTACTATCTGTTACTTGTAATATGTTTAATATTTGGTTATCAGATATAGTAGTACTTGTAAACTTTTGGGGTGTTTGTCCAAAATCAACAGTAATTGTTTTAATTTCTGCTGAAATTGCTTTTACGGTTTTTGTAACTCTAGCAAATCCTGTGCTTTCAAAAAATATAGTTCTATTTTCTTCTTTTGAAAAATCAACTAATTCTGTAGTTAAAAATTTAACACCATTTATACTTTCAACAACACTATTCTCAGGAATTATCATGTAATAATCACTGTTTGGAATTTGTGTATTGTTTAATAAATTAGTAATCAAAGGTACTCTTTGAGACATTTGTAAATCAACGTATGAAGCATATGACATTTTAGGTCTATACCCCAAAGCATAAGCTAAAGATAGAGCATTACTTTTTTCCTTTGTATATAAAAGTAAATTTTCTTGGAATTGAGTGTCTAAATAAAAAGATAAAACGTCTCCTACATAAGAAGCCATTTCAATAAACATCATTCCTGGTGATGCATCAGAAAAATCATTATGCACTGTAGGAAAATAAGTTTTAGCATGATTAATCAAAGTTGATTTAAAATCACTAAAACTTTTGTTTAAATACGATATGTTTTTTGTTTCAGACATTATTCAAAGTTAATTTGTATTTCATCCGCTTCTCCTGATATTCTCATACTATATTCAACTTTTACATTTACATAGTTTTGATCTGGTTCAGGGGTAATGATTACGTTTTCTAAATTTATTTCAGGTATAAATGTTTGTACACCAACCCTTATGTTATTATTAATTTTATTAATATTATCCGTGTTGATAAAATCAAATATAGATTTTTTTATATCGCATCCAAATTCAGGATTTTCAATTCTTTCACCTTTATTAGTTAATAAAAGATTAATCAAATTGTATTTTACCTGTTCTTTAGTACTATACGTGCTTCTAAAAGCAGAGGACTTATTAAAAGGAATACTAAGACCAATTGCAATATTTTTTTGCAAATCTCTAGGATCAACACGATATATTCTTGGTGTAGGCATTATTATCCTTGTTGCATTATTTGTCTCATTTCCTGAGGGCTAAGATTATTAGCAGTATCATTAATAAAAGCAGCAAATGGATTATCACTGTTTGGATTTACTTGTAGGTTAGATTGAGGCTTAGCACCTGCAGGCATTCCGAACATTTCGGCCATTTTATTACCCACTTGTGATCTCATTCCAATACTATGAACATCCCCACTATCAAATGATAATGAACGATTTTCAGTAAGTGGTTTACTTTGTACAGCATTTCCACTTTTTAATTGTTCCAATAACATTAAGCCAATTTCTTCACGAACTGCTTCGCGAACTGCTTCTTTAATAACTGATTTGAATTGTTTAGCATCCATAATAATAAATATTAAGCTTTAAGATTTTGTTGATCTATGATTAATTTAAGTTCTTCAATAAGGATATCAGGATCCAATGTAAAAGAACGTGATGATTGTAATACTTCATTTTTATCTGTATTCAAGGCAACGGCATAACGGCGAGTATTTCCAGCCACGACGAATCTTGAATCGTTTTCTTCTTTTATAGCAAATGTAAATCCTTTATAACCCGAATCTAACACACCGAAATTTCCAGATGGTGATAATGTTTGTAAAGCTGCATCTAAATCTGTTCTATCAAATGCTGTTAGATTTGAAGGTTCCTCAAAGAATCCATCAATTTCTTTAAGTCTTTCTTTTTGTTCTTCTAATTCTTCAATAATTCTATCTAATAATAATCTTATAATAGAAACAGCAGCTAATAATCCTGATACTATTTCAACAGCTAATTCATATTTTTTCCTAAATCTTTCTTTAGCCGGTGTTACAATATCAGGTAAAGGTCCAGGTGGGGTAGGTAGTGGTAAGATTACATCAGCTAGTACTAATATTATATCTAATACTGATAATATAAGTGAAATTCTTTCTAAAATACTCTTTATTGAATTAATTTTAGCTTCATTTTCATTTATGATTCTAATAGCGTTATTTCTTAATAAAGTTGCTTTTTTAACATCATCTTTAGATTGAATATTATCAATAACACTATTAACATTATCAACTAATTCTTCAATTTTTTTATTTCTTACTGAGACTAGTTGACAAGTTATAGTTAAAGAAGCCATGATTACAGGAACAGGATTCTTTTTAGCGGCATTTAATGCTCCTCTTAATAAATCTTTTATTATTTTAGCATTTTTGCCTTTAACTCTTTTATGACTTTTTCTTAAAATACCTTTAATTTTTTCATCTGCTAATTTTAATTTAGCATTAATTGCTTCTTTACTATTACTAATTAATTTTTGATAATCCTCTGTTTTATCAGTTATAAAATCTTGTAATTCTTCTTGTTCTTTATCAAAATTACCTTGCACAATTTGCTTAATCCTATCAGCCTCTTCCCTAGTAATTGACTTATTTTCAATACGTTTATCTAAATCTGCAAATTTACCAAAAGTATCTGTTTTTAAAGTTTCAACTTTACTTTTAGCTTCTTCAATATCGTTTAAAACACGTTGAATAGGGTTAGTTGTTAGTTGTTTTAGCTTATCTTTTGCTAATTTCTCTACATTTATATTTTTAAGAGATTCTAATTTACTTTTAGCGGCTGATGCATTAGATGCTAACCCTGATATGTTGATTGTATTAGCCATTATTTTGCTACTCTTACTTTCTGTGATTTAATTTTTTCTAATTTAGGGATTAAATTATCTACTGATTCTTTTAATCCTCTGGCGGCAGTATTAAGTTGAGTTATAGGACTACCTTTAGATCCATTTAATGCCGAAGAGCATATAGTGCTAAATGAAGACAAACTTGTAAGTAATGAATTTAACAATTTAATAGTTTCATTACCTAATAGTACTGGTTCTTCAGGAACTAAGCTACCATTTAATCCTAATAGAATAGTTGGTGAATTAATCACAACTTTATCATCAGCATCTAAACTAATAGTATTTTTTGTGTATAATTCAATATTATTTTGAGCAAATAATAAAACATTTTCTTTTTTAGAATTTATAATAACTCTATCAGATGTTAAAATTGCTTGAGAACCTTCTAAATATTTGTTTGGTAAAGAAGTTGTAGAAAGAGGATTTAATTTTGTCTTAGATACTTCTAAAGGAACTTTTTGAGTAGATGTTAAATACAAAGCAGAAGCATCTTTATTAATGTCTTCAACGTATAGTTTGCCACTTCCAAAACTATGACCATTAGCTAAAATAGTAATAGGATCGCCATTTTTTCCACTATTACTCCAAAAATTTTCTCCTGTATTAATTTTATTTGTAGAACCAAATCTTAAAGTATTTCCAAATCTACCTTCAAGTATATAATCTCCTTCAAAAGGTAAAATTGATTCAATAGATTGATTTTCCTCAAAACCTAAACCTAAAGGAGCTTCTGGGTTTGCTGTTTGAGCATTTTGGTGATTATTGCCCCATAAATTTATATTTGTAATATAATAATATGAAGGGGTTGAGTTTGAATCAGTTGATTGTGAATTTATTGAAGGTAAAGAAAATATTAATATTAATTCTCCTTTTAAAGGATAATATTTTTGATTTGGAAAAAGGGGTTTAGCTTTTGAATAACCTAATACAGTTTTACTTGTTTGATTTTCAACATAATTATCTTCGTTCCTACTACCACCATAAGGTTTAAATAAAACCGTGCCTATTCCTTGCCAACCACCACATTCATCAAAAACCTTTTTAGAAGGTGTTTTATCATCCATAACAACAGCAAATACCTTTCCAACCTTAAATTTAAAAGGAGAAGAGGCAGAACCTGTAGAAGATTTTGCTATAGATGATAAACCATACTTAATTGCCATTTTCTAATATTTTAGTAGCATTAGTATCAATATGTTCTAATTGTTTTGTTTCATCACCCATTTTCTTAACTTCAAGTAATAATTGCTCCTTTTCTTCTTCAGAGATTAGTAAGTCATTACTACCAGCAGAAGCACTGTTAGTCATAGCTCTCTGAACAACAGATGCCATTCTTACTAAATGATCATTATTTTTTACCTGAACGTCTAAATATTCCTTAATAAGTGGAACAATCATCACAGCATCTGCTGGGGTATTGATGAATGGCTTAAGAGCCATAATTAATTCTTCGATTCTATCCTCAGTTTTTTTCGTAGTCTTATATATATCCTGCAATAAATCCGAGAAAGTTTTTTTACCAAATATGACTTGGTTGAAATTTTCCATGATATTTATGTGTTATTTACGTATAAATATGAAAAAAATAAAGGTTACATTTTGATATATCCATGTTCATAAAATTCACTAAATAATTTAAGACGTATTGTATCTAATTTTTTAATGATTTTAGTAATCTGGGGTGTATCAACATCCGTAATTTCACGAATATAAATGTATAATGCTTTTTTATTAAATATTTCTAAATTTTCTCGTTTACGAAATAATTCAATAATTGCATCAGCTGTACGCGCATCGTGTTGTTTAGGAAATATAGTATAAATGTGCTTATCAACGTAAGCAACATATTGGTCTAAAAACATATTAAGCTCATTCTTCTCCTCATCTAATCCTATGTTATTATCGACGAACATATCATTTTCATCGTTTACTTCGTCCATATTGACTTTTTCTTGTAGTTTCTTATAGTTGTTCTGGTTGTAAACTATTAAGTAACGTTTTGCAATAGTACCAAAGTATGAATATGCTTTACCTTTATCTTGATTATATAAATGAAGTTTTTCAAGAAGAAATGATACTACTTCATGTTTTAAATCCTCAATTGTATCCATATCCGTATAATAAAATTTAAACGTATGGATAATATTTTCTGCTAATTTATAAAAACCATATGCAATACGAGAATTATATATTCTATTGCGAATATCTTGATCAGTATGTGACAAATACTCAACAATTGCATTTTCTGTATCTTCTGTAAAATATATTCTAGGTTGTTTAGGCTTACGTTTACGTACACTCCCCCTTTTAGTCAGAGCAGGGCCTAATTGTTCATCTAAAAACTTAGCAGCATCAAAATTATCATTATCGTAATACCCGTTATACATTATTTTCTATATTTTTATCTAAATTATTTAATAAAGTATCTCTCATACTTTTTATTTGTTCAAAAAATGTTCCTATTTCATCATCATTTTCAAAAGCACCTGATGAATCTAGTTGTGTAATCATTTCATCTATTTTAATTACACTAGAAGTTAAATTACTAATCAATGTATCTCTTTCATCAATTAAATCTTCTGATTTTTCAATTTTCATTAATAAATTCCAAGTTGTAAAACCTAGAACTATAATTATAAATCCTAATATTCCTATTACTATTTCCATATTAAAATCCTTTTAAAATATTTTGTAAATTATCTGCGTTGGGGTTTTCCGATATAAGTTTATTTTGTATATCTCTTTTAGATTGACGCTTTGGTTTGGCTTCTGTCTCGAGTTTAAAAAAAGTTTTTTTAGGTAATTGGGTCGCCTCAAACTTCTCACATAACGTAAGAAGTTGAGTGCGTTGAGGCTCATTTAATTCTGTTTTAACCCAATGTAATATGTCTTGCCATTCTTGACTTAACATATATTAATCTTCGTTTTCTAATGAAATTTGATAACGAATTTCCTCAATTTGTTCTTTTAGTTGTTCGAAGTGACCATCATTGATTTGTCCTTCTCTAGCAAGTAGGTTCAAGTTGTTAATCATGATGTCCAACTGCTCAACTTTTTGTAATAGTAGATCTTTGTATCTCATTGTTTTATTATTTTTAATACCCAATATACGAATGGGAAGTTGCGTAGCCAAAGGAAGAGCGACTTGTTTTCACAAGCCGCTCAATAATTATTATTTATCTATAATTTATTAGTAACCTTTAGATTTACTGATCTGGTTAGATATACTTTGTAATACTTGTTTCTTTTCTTCTGGAGTTTTTGCTTTTCTTAAGTCACTAACAATTGCAGCAGCTAAAGTACCACCAACACCAAGCAACGTAGCTAAAATTGGAGCAGCATCAGCAAGTAAACTTTCACTTACTTCTTCGTTCTCGTCAATTTTTTCTTTTTTATCTTCGCCTTTAACTTTTTTCTTTTCAGCTAATACAGCTTGTAATTCTTGACGAACCATTTCTTTTAATTCGTCTTTAGTCATTTTTTTCTTGTTTTCCATTTCGCTTATTTTATTTATTGCGGGTGATTGGTTTAATATAGAGTTAATTTTTTCTTCTTGTTCAGGATCGTTAACAGACAATTCAAAATAATTTACAACAGTTCCATTTTGGAATGCAGATACGCTGCTTTATCTTCTGCTTTTATTTTATAAATTGCCATGTTACCAATAAATATAAATAGTTTAAACAAGCCGTAGCTCTCCTTGGTCAAAACCGTTTGAGAGCCACTACCCTACAACTATCCGTATATACTATAAATATGTGGAAGCCTTAGAGGTCATGTGAGTAAACAAACGATAATGAACATATATCGCAAGGAAAAATAAAGCCAACATAAGGTGGATGTAGTGACCATAAATTTCCATTAAATAATGGTGGATATTATAAACTAACACATGAGCAAACACCCAAGTAATAATAACCATTAATAAATTAATCTTTTTCATTTAATTGATTTTGATATTTAGAACCTAATTTTTCAATAATTTTACGCGCATCATCAGATGACATATAAAAACCCTCACGTTTCTTGTTAATCCGTGCACCCAATAACTCAAGTTCATTATGAACTTCACTTTCCAACATACGGCCGTTAGGACACTTATATGCAAATACAGGATACCATGGTGTAATCACACCCGTAGCTAAATTAAGCTGGCGAACGCGATCATAAACAGTTGTCGTCGTATACCCAATCTTACATATACCCGGCATAGATGGATTACAAAGAACATAAACGTAATGAGGATTGTGTGGGGTAAGAGTAGGATCGATCCAACTAGCACCATAATATGTGATGGACTCCCAGCCTGGATTATTTGTATCGGGGGTAAGGGTGTAACCAATAGCGGATTTCATGTGGTACTTAAAATCGGTGTCTGGATTTAATTGGCGGTATTGCTTGGCTTCGTCGGGTGTGAGGCGTATCATGGCTAATGGTTTAACATTTAAGGTGAATATAACGTATATACCTTGCCACTTGAAACGAGTTTTGTTTAAGACCTCTTTTTGGGGATTTGCAAATGTGGGACAAAGGGGTATTTTCGGAAATTAGAATCGCGATTTGGAGCCAAATATATTCGTATATACCTGTCGGCCCATGTTTATAGTGTTTGTGTTGAGAATACCCATAGCTTTTTTGCGTTGCCTACGGCCCGTCGATTGACCGCAATTATCATGGGAGCACTTCGCTATCAAACCGCTATTGTACCGCTATCGTCTCAATCACGGCAAACGGACCCACCATAATAAGTAAATCACCCTCGGCTGTCGCGATACCGAACATTATACCCGTAAATACTGATAGCTCGATCCAATTATTATTAATTAATACTTTCATCTTATTATATTTTTATTGGTTAGTACTTGATAATCGTTTATATAGTTTATTTAATGGCTGATTAGTTGTTTATTTCAGCTAATATCGCTTGCGCTTCAGCTTTAGTCACCCACCCACTACCGTCTACATCTACGAGGTTGCCTACGTAATACATGTCGTTCATGTTCATTAAACTGTTCACATCGATTGTATCCTTAATTTGCTTATTGACTGCAGCTTCTTCAATCGCGTCTGCTTGTCTTTCTAAATCGTTCATTCGTTTCGTTAACATACTTTATTTATTTAATGGTTTATAATCTATCGTCGTTTCTGAAGTCAATCTCATCCTGCTTTCTCATTTGAGCGAGTTGATAATTAGTGAATTCAATGTATTTCTTACCTTCAAGAGCGTCATTTACAGCCATCATTCTGTTTTCACCCACCACATACAATCCATCTTTTCGTCTTTCTAAACGTAATGGACCACTTAAATCGAACGTTTCACCGTCATTGAATTTTAACATGCTCATAACGGGGCTTTGCCCCGCCCCGCTTAACTGTTAAGTTGAAAGCCGATTTTCTCGTTCACGTTATCGTTTAACTCGAGATACAGTCCTGGATGGATTATACCCTTGTTCCAGCTCTCAGGATTATTAGTGATACTATCCACTGTAATACCCATGATGGCTACTATACGTTCCCTTAATAATGCATTTTGCATCGGGGAATTTGACTTGATTAACTCGATCAACATTTGATCGTTTGTTTTGCTTTTACGCTTCATAACTTTTAATTTTATACCGTGAATATACGAACCGAACTATGACCACCCACGTTAGAACATAGATGGACGGTTTTTCTTAGATGAATCATCATCGTATGATTTATTAGCAATCCATACAGCTAGGTAAATGAACATCCCCTGTACGGTGTAACCGACCCAGTTGTACATCTCAAACTTAAAGGCACTACCCAGTGTAACGATCCCTTCTATAAATGCTAATACGATTAATCCAATAATTGTGTACCCAATACGATCTACTAATTGCTTCATGTTTTTTGATTTTAAATGTGATGTGAATAGGATAGGTGGGCTCGCGCCCACCCTTTATTTAATGGTTACTTCTTCGATTGCTCTCTGAATTGCATTCCTAAGAGTCGATTCATTTAAATCTACACTCTCCAGTTCCACTTCTTTGTAGCTCATCGACAGCTCATAATCTGAGATCAGTTCTAAATCTTCACCCATGATCTCACTCATCAGTTGTTCCTCGAGTTCCACCAGGTCGATGTTTATCTCTTCCAACGCGGCCACCCACTTAATCACTTCACTTACAGGCACGAGCGCTGAACCGATCAACTCCTCTGAGCCATTTAACTTCGCTAATAATTCTTGCTTATTCATAACTTTTAATTTTGGTTTTTAATTATTTATTACGTCGTAAATGTACGAACGGAGCCTTGCCCCGCCCCGTTTTAATCAGGCCACAACATGATTGTTCCTGGATCGTTCCACTCGAAGTACCAGCCTCTGCTCTCAGCCCACTCCTTAATACTGTGGTGAACACCGAACTCATACTTATCGTAATTCTCATTATAATAATCGAACAGCTCTAATCCGTCACCGTTTGTCTCTCCGTTCTCACCAGACATCCAGATCCCATCAGTTGAACCGTTGAACTCCTCTGTCGTGCTTACGAATCTCACTTTCCATTTCTCGCTCAATAGAGCCATCATTTTTTTCCTGTTCATACGTTTAATTTTAAGTACGTCGTAAATGTACGCAGCGAGCTTTGCCCAGCCACGTTCCGTTTATTTTTTCGGAACATACTGAGCTTTAAGATCGTCAATGATCGACTCCATGTACTCGTCGATCTTGTCTGCATCGGCTTTCGTCTCATCACTAGCCCAATTTAACACACATGTATCATGATAACTACGGCTCCAATCGATCGTGTCGTCATGTCTCTTAGCGTCTGGCTTGATGAACGTAACCGATCCACCCATCCCATCATCATGCACTTCGTAACCTAGTGACTCAGCAAACTGATATGCTGCTTTGTTAATCGCGTTTTTAATTTCTTTCTTATTCATAACTTTTAATTTTTAGTACGTTGTAAATATACGCTGCGAGCCCTGCCCAACCACGTTAAGCTAACTTGTAGCTCCATCTGGTTCGGCAATCGTCATCATCGATCTCATCCTCAAACACCATCGCTTGAGATCCTAGGATGTCTTGAAGTTGATAAAGGTTGACGCGTTCCCAGAATCTAAATCTGAGTGTGATTCGTCCACCCACCTGTGATATTGTGAAGTCTCCAATTTCGGAGCGAATTAATGCGAGAGTGTCTGCGCTTATGTTCATACGTTTTAAATTTAATTACGACATAAATATACGCACTGAACTCTGCCCCGCCACGTTAGGTTTAACTATTCGTCATCACCTCCGTTTTCATAACATCTTTCACACATACCGTTAATAGACATTCCTGAACCAGTCGATCCACAATCTCTACCACAGTACTTACAACTCAAATAACCATATAGGTTCTTAATAATTCTAATCATAACTTTTAATTTTATAACATCAATGTACGCTGCTAGCCTTGACCAACCACGTAAGCACAGAAAGAGGGAGCCGGGTAGACACCCAGCTCCTCTAACCATTAAAAATTAAAAGTATGAACCGTTTTTAAGCCACGTCGGCTACTATCGTTACTGGTACTAGCTCCCCAGACGCGTAATCCAGTCTGGAGCATTCCCATTCAAATTTATCATTATAAGTGTACACATAATCCACTCCGTAATCTTGGGCTACGGTACCCAACTCACTAGTATTCACTTCCCTGGGTTCAACCATCCCCCACGGTTCCTTCCTATCGCGATGATAAGCTATACATGTGTCTAGTGTTGCGTCCAGTGAACTCAAATCACCTAATTCCATCAACTCATTTATTTCAGCTGGTGAAGTGTAGTTTTCCATTAGCGTCTGACCCACCCCAGATGGATACCCATCCCAATGGCAGTAAATGGTTTTAGTAATCCCGTTGTCTAAATTAACCCCAATCAATGATCTTGTAGCCATAATTTTAATTTTAATTTATAACGTAAATGTACACTAAAGAACTACGCCAGCCTACGCTTCAGCAACTGGCTTCACACCACCCAACATGTTAAGAACATCATCTTCACTTAACCCCTCAACACCTGCTTCCTCATCTTTCCTCATCGAAACAGCCATTAGAGCAAGAGTGATCACTTCAGCAATGTCTGGGTTGTCGTTAATAACGTTTGCAAACAAATTCATCAATTCTTGACCCGAGCCATCACATTCCACGCGGATTTGATCCTCGTCTGTCACTTCTACTCTAAAATACGGTTTTTTATTATTGTCGTTCATAACAATTAATTTTTAAATTTTATTTATGTGGGAAAGATACGAAAAATTACTCTGACCTCCAAATTTATTTCCTAATAAAACACTCTTTGTTGCACACCATGGAGTGAACTCACCCTCATCTCACTCATCCAGCTGAACTGTTCTGGTTGACTCTGGGGCTTTACCGTGCGAGTGGGTTGCTTCACCCCGTACTCTAAATTGATGGGTTCACCCTCAACACGTACTCCGAACAAAAACG